GGCCGGATAGCGCTCAGATGCTCACATCTATTTGAGGCTCCCGAGATACACTAAGTGTACTCGAGTAGCAACTTTGGGTGTTCCAACGTAAGGGGTTGACTACCCTCCACGTCGACGACGTTGAGCTTTTGGCTCGAGTCGTAAGTCTGCGCTTAGGTCAAAACTAGGCACCGCCTCTCGAGTAGCCAGACGGCGAAGTGCCCGCCACAAGGTAACTAACCTTGTAGAAGTCGGTAACTCCTCGTTTTCACGAAGAGCTATCTCGAAAGAAGAGGGTAGGGAATTAACCCCATCCTCCGCTTCGAACACTGTCCGCCAGACGTCCTCTAGACGGGCGTAGTTAGGTTGGATGTTAGGATCCAGAACTCGCAGGACATCGTCGATTCTCTCGGAAGTCTTTCTGAGACGAGTTTCAAAAGGACGAATAACCCAATCAGTGAAGAACTCATTCCATAGTACAGATTTCTCTGTAATACAGAAGAGCTCATCACTCCCAACAGACCAGAAGCGTTTCCGCTCCTGGGCCGATGGTCCTCTATAGCGGCCCTCACGGTCGCTCTTACGTGGCTGGAAAGTCACGTCAGAGTACCGCAAAGTGCTTATAGAGTACTGCAGGCGATCCATCCCTATCATCTGTCTCAGTAGGCCTCCAATGACCTGCTTCCACAATCGCCCGGATGTTATCCAGGCTCTCGTGTCCACAAGGTCACCGCCACGACCAGGACTAACGGAACACAGCCAAGCCTCAATAGGCATGGACCATGCTCCACCCGGTCGCGCAAGATAGCCAATGAGCCCGCTGAGACGATTCCCTAATCCCAACGCGACTGGCAGTCGCGCTAGGTTTCGGTAACCGAAACCTGCAAAACGTGCTACGGCCGAGAGTCGGATCTCTCCAAATCTCTTACACTTTAGTATCAGTTGCTCAAGAGCACCTACATTACGTAGGGCCACTAGCATCTCTGCTAGTGACACTGGACTAACTTCCCGCCCCCGGATCCAAGTTCGCTTAGCAAACTCTAGCGACGAAGTCACAGAGACCAGACTTTTAGCTAGCCCGATCTCCACGCCTATCGCCGCCATGACCCGAAGGTACTCTGCAGCAACGGTGCGGTCAGCGATGACCACATCGTCCCCGAGAACTGCATACCTAACAAACCAACCTAGGTTGTTAGGGTGCGCTTTCGAAGCTGCGTATTGTACGAGTGCATGATGCGTCAAGGCGAGCATCGCCCACGATGACAATGCACCCATAGGCTGTCCGACAGCGTATTTCACACTATCGAACCCCAGGTTGTAGCTTCTCGCTATCCTAGGCAATCTATACGGTCTTCCGACCAATAGAAAAGCCCACAGGGCACTTAGCTCAGCTCCCAAAAGCGGTACAAGCAGGTCCACTTGCAATTGCAGCGGTAACCTGTCTGTAGCCGCCGATAGATCATAGGAAGCGACGAATTCGCCGCTTTCTTTGAACCGCTTGATAAGGTTGACCACCGGTCGACCTTGGTCAAACGTTCCGTCCGTCGAGATCTTTCTCAACTTCGAGAATATCCACTCATGTAAAGGGTGCATGAGCGTCTGGGTTATGAGCGGCACCATGGCAAAGACTCGGATCTTGCCTGGTTCTTCCTTAAATCCTAGCCGCCCGAAAGACAACGGTTTCCCCCACTTGACCTTAAGATAG